CTGCCACAGAAGGATTAATTGGTCCCACACGCGGAGTCATCGGCTGTGATGGATTTACTGGGTCAGCACGGACATACTGATTGTTTCCAGCCGCATCTTTGTAGACAAGATATTCTTTCCCGTCCATGCCAACAGAGAACTGCTGTCCAGTCAAAGCATCCTGACGCATGACAGGTGTTAGGTTCTCTGTAGCGGTACCTACGCCGCCTGTACTCTCGATTGGGCCAAGAGACAGGTCTGATCCATCGGCAGGAGCCCCGGTCCGTGATCCGGCAGCCTGGCCACCCGGTAAGTAGCCCTGCTGTTGGCCGTAGCTCACCCCCGCTCCCGTCAAACCACCAACTGCACCTGCTTTCAAGGCATCCTTTGCGGACATGCCTGTGGCAAGGCCAAAGCCCGTTCCCAACGCCGCACCCGTGAGGCCTTGATTGAGCACGCTACCTGCCGCACCAGGCATGTAGCCACTGATAGACGGGGCGATTGAGCCGCCAATGTAGCCCATGGCCGCGCCCTTAAGTATGTCTTGTATGTTTCCGCCGCCCAATGCGGACATGCCGCCCCCGACAATGGCTGCTGTGCCGGCGGCTCCAATACCATAGCCTGCCGCAAGCGGGCTTAAGGCCATGGTCAAACCAATGGTCAAAGCTATTCGCCCAATATCACTCTTAGCGACATCTTTTACAACGTTGACTGTCTCTTTTGCAACGTTTTTAGCCCCGTCCCATAGGTCACTAACAAAGTTGTATTCCTTCAGTCCTGTGTACGGGTTGGTTGTTCCAAGGCCGCCTGCTCTGCGCAGCATTGCAGCTTCTTGGGGATTTATGTGGGCAAGCATGGTGTCTCGTCCACGGCCCCTGGCTTGAAGTGCTTTGGCCGCATCTGCCAAACCACCACTCTTCATTGCCATGGGTTCTTGTGGTCCGGGGCCCATGGCCTCTGGAGCGACATTCTGTGCTTGTTGAATACGCTGCTCGTTCAAAGCAGCAAGCATGGTGGAGATGAACCCTTGATCAAACTCAGCGGGGAAGTCGCCTTCCTCAATAGCGCCCGCTTCAATACCAGCACGGATGACTTCCTTGTACTGGTCGGGGTACTGCATCATGTACTCAAGCAGCGTGACAAAGGCCTCTATTTCGCTAGGCTTGAGATTAAGTTGCAATAGGCTAGAGCCAATGGCAGACTTGTATTCGTCAAAGGCCCGTGGATTGGTCTCCTGCATGGCAGAAGATGCCGCGTCATACGCGTCTAAGCTTGAGACGTAGCCCTGTGGGGGTTGCTGTTGCCGCTGTTGTTGCATGGGCATGGGAGCCGCCATGATGCCTTCATTCGCCATGATTATCCTTTCCAGTTGATGCCAAAGGCCCCATGGGCCGCGCGTCGGGAAAGGACGCGAATATGGCTGTAATTATGTCGCATTTCCCTAGTTCCTGTCTACCAGAAGTGCACTCGCTACTACGTAAACATTGCTTTGCGAAGACGTAACTACCAAGGTATCAAGCTGCTCAAGCACCAAAGGGCCTGCATTCCAGCCAGCCAAGAGGTCTACATACTTGCCAGGAGCTACCGCTTCCAAAGGCACTAGGGGGTGCGTTCCAGACCCACTAGGGGAAAAGGTAACGGTTATGTTGGTGCTTGCTGCATCTGAGTTTGCTATCCAAAGAGACTTAACAATAGCCGTCGTGGCCGCAGGAACCGTTAATACGGTGTTTGCAACGGTCGAGACCAAAGTCTTTTGAAAACGTTTATATGCGTTTGCCATTATTTTCCAAAAAACCAGGTCTGTGCCTGGTCCTTGTCCTCGGTTACAACAGGCGTGTAAGTACTGTTGAGTTGCAAAATAATCTGCTCAAGAGAGCGCACCAGTTGGTTGAACTGCGACGCATCATAGGCAGGCGATGCGTTGGGCAGTCGGACGTTGGTAATCTTGCTCATCTCAATCCATCCGGTTGGATATCAACGCGCAACGTTCCGTAACGCCAGTTGGTGTCTATCTCATTGCTCTCAATACGCAGGCTGATCTGTCGCCCCCGGGCCCGTGTATCCACCTTCTGCGTGTTCGGAGCAATCACATAGGGGTCGAGCGAGCTCGGGCTTGCTGTGGCCTGTGGGTATGGGCGCAACAACAAGTGAACAGTCAGGTTACCCTCTTGGTTCTTGAAGTCGGGAATAAACCGCTTCATAAACAACATCTGTTCGCCGTCGCCAATGTCAAAGTAACCGGACTTGATCAAGGCCGTGATGGCCGTTCCGTTGCCGTTCTTCCCATCTTCTTGGTTGTATATCAGTGAGCGACCGGCGGTGAGGCCATTGATAGTGCTAATCGTGGCGGCGGTGCTGTCGGGAAAGTATTCGGACGCAGTTGCTTTGCTGTACGTTCCTATATCTGTCCATGCAGTGCGTGCCATGGTGCCAACAGACCAGACATTCTCTAGGTAGTTGTACGTCACAAATCGATCAATGAGGTCAGCGGTGAACGAGCAATACCACCAGGTGACCTCATTAAATTGAGTATTGACGCCAATGTTTACTTTGGTGTTTTGAACAACATTGAGGTCCTTGAACACGTAGTCTTGAACGGTACAGGCGAGCTTTTTAACAGTTCCGTCGAACATGAAGAACGCATCCTTGCCCATCCAAAACGCCACGCCGTTGACGTCAGCAGAGGCATGCGGACCGATCAGGCCGCAGTTAGAGCCCAGTTGCTGGAAGCCAAAGGTGTATGGAGGCCCGATGTATTGCATGGCATGCAATGCACTGTCTGTCCATATCAAAATCTGTCCTCTGGAGCGAACAGCGGAGACGATGTGGTTACCGTCCGTGAGCCGTTGTCCGCCGGCCGTATTTGTCGCACTCTCAACAAAACTGTTGATGTCCTCCTGATTGGAGAAACGAACAAACATGGGGTCTTGAGTAGCAGGCGTTCCAATCGTGGACTCCGTACCAAAACACACCAAATGCCTATCAGGGGTAGACACTAACGCATAGGTGCTCTTTGTGGGAGCACCTGAAATAGCTGTTGTACGTACGCCAATACCCGCACTTGTGTCAAATAAATAAATAGCGCCATTCGCGAGTTGGCATATAACGTCCTCGCCAAAGTTGTCAAACTGCCATACCCTGGAATCCAATGCCTGGACGTCGGATGCTAATCGAGGTGTTCCCCAAGTACTCGTGCCCCACGTTCCTGTGCCCCAGCCGTAGTCCGCTGTACTTACAGTGGTTCCTACGTTTATCTGATATGCAGCATTCGCAGTGCCTGCGTTGTTAACTGTTGACGTGGCAGCGGCCGGAGAAAGAATGGTGTACTCATTGGCATTTTTGATGAATTGAATCTCAAATTCGCCGGTCAAACTTGCGTTAGTAATGCCTCCCGGATTTCCCGTTACGGAGGAGAACGTAACAAAATCTCCAGTAATACAGCCGTGAGCCGTGTCGTTTACAGTGACGGTAGTAGACGCGTTAATCGTATCAAAAGTGACCCCTACTGCTGTCCTACGTATTGGGGTAACGTCCCCCCACACGGAACCATACAGTGCATACAGTTTTCTATTGGTCCCTACAATCATGTAGGGTGCGCCATCTAGGCCATTCCATGTGTATATCTCACTGATCATGCCTACAAAATAAGCAGCAGTCAATTAATGATTTGGTTGTTAGTATAAAAGAATTGGCAATACGTGAAGAAAATGTAGAATCAACCGTAAAAGAAATAAAAGAAGACGTTAGAACGTTAACTTCCAAATCTGGGAAGAGATGGGACAACGTCATTGAACAATTAATAACCATCGTTGTTGCGGCATTGGTGGGTATAATAATAGCTAAAATAAAAATGTAGGAGGATTATTATGAAATTATCAAACAAAACCTTTAACCAATTAAAATGGGTGGCTATGTATTTGCTGCCTGCTATCGGTACTCTATATTTTACAATAGCATCAATATGGCATTTACCATACACAGAACAAGTAGTGGGTACAATAACAGCATTAGATACTTTTCTAGCAATAATATTAGGCATAAGTACAAACCTATACAACAAAAAATAGTCGCGTGGAAAACACCTCCTTTAATGGAA